TCTACGCCTGCATTCTCAGCGACAGTTGCGCCTGCAAGGTCGATTACTTCGTGTAGTACTCGATCTACTAGAAGTGGTTGCTTGTTAGTTGAGGTTGAAGCCATTGTTATTTACCTTATGCGAGTTGATTGCGACCGCCACCACGGCCTGTGCTCATTCCTAAGCTACCGGAATTCCCGGAACCTAGGGAACTAGGATCACCATTAGATATGCTCTGAGTAGTGTTACCTTGCATTGCCAAAGTATTCATAGAATTGCCACTCAGCTCACCAGACATTTGACCAGCCATAAGTGGACCACCATTAAGTACTTCTTGCATATCTCTTCCACCCATTCCCATAGGTGTGATTTGATATGAAGGGGTAGGATCTCCTGATGCCCCATATAATTTTTGAGCACGACTAACTGCTTCTTCTGAATTGTGTATGCCATCTAGCATCAGCATAGTGTCATCTTGTGGCTGAGCAACAGTGTTATATGCTTCCGCATTCAATTTAGTACCAGGAACTAAAGTTTGATACTGTCCTGAGTTCATAGTAAAACCAGGTAATCCTGTTTGTTTGTACACGTCAGGTGAAAAAACCGCATCACCATAAGGCGACTGAGGGTTGTTTTGATCAAATCTCCCAGGCTGGGGCATTCCACCACCCATTGACTTCCCAACTTGTGGGTTATTCATCATGTTGCCCTGACCTTGCGGCATTCCTGGCATAGGCTGTGGTGGGATACCACTTGTCGAATCATTTGAAATAATCCTTTCTCCCAAAGGCGTGTCGCCTAATGCTTCGCGGCGCTTACGCTTTAATTCATTAGCCATAATTAAACTCTATACATTTGTGAGCGGTCGTTGAGTCCCAGATATTGATGACCTTGTGCCATCATTTGAACTCGTTCAGCAGCTTGCTGACCTGCAATTTCAGAATCAATCTGTGGCTGCACTGTTTGGGAATATTGGCCAGCCAAATAGCCTGTCTGATTACGTGGCTCTTCTGTTACTTGATTCCCTGCCGCATCTGACATCGGCTTGAAGTTGCCATAGGCACCGTCAAGTGCATCGCCCGTCGTGATATTTACGTTTCCATATTGTGGATTACGTGATGCTTTAGATGCTTGACCAGTTCCGTTACTATAAACCTGTTGCATACCAGACTGAAGGCCCCACATATAATCACCACCCATTCCAGCTTGAGCAATTGCTGCAGCTTTTTGGGATTCGTAATCAGTATTTCTACCGCGACCCATCGTAATTTTTTGAGTTGCCATAATTGTCTAATTATTCCTTCCCTTATTCTACAGTTAACGCCACATATTATTTAGCATGATTCGAGTACCTACCGCAGTGTCTGCTGGTCCCGGTACTGCCATAATGAATTCTGATCCTGAACGATCAAACAGATAACGCCGTACTTCAGGCCTGCGATAATTAGCAACGTATAATGTCTCAGCTAAGCGATCGACTTCTCGTAGATAAATTTCTCTAAAATACTCATCACCTTTTAGCGGATCTGATGTTGCAATAGTCCGTTGAACATCACCAGCAATTTGCTCTAATCGACTGTAGTTAGGTGAACCACTAGAGTCAGCTGGGAAGTATTCACTGTTATCCCATGCTGTATCGCATCTACGAATATGGTTAACGATTTGGTTATACCAGTACTCATCTGGAATAAGAGCCATTGCTTCTTCAAGCCTGGCTCTATCACCAGCTGGAATTTGAGCACCTGCATTAATCCCTAGGTGGAATCTCGCTTTTGATTTAAGTAGATCATCTAATTCCATTAGCCGATTAACCCCTGTTGTGAATAAGCATCACGCAGAACTGATTCCAGCCTTGCCTCGTCACCTGGCATCAATCCCCCTTGCGCTTGAATCTTGGCTAGTAATGCTCCAGCAGGACCAGCTTCATTTGCCATTTGCTGTTGAGCAGCTGCACCTAGGCCACCACCTAGAAGTGCTCCAACAATCCCACCCGCCATACGCAGGCCAGGCTTTACAGCACGATTAGTCCCACGCAAATGTCCAACACCTCTACCAATTACATGTGGCAAAGTTCCAGTTAAAGCACCCATGGCAGCGCCGCCACCAACGCCTAATGCAACCATATCGCTTAGACGGGGACCCTCTTCTGCTTCTTGTGCAGCTTGAGCCAAGAGTACTTGTTGAATACGTGGGTCCATTATCATTAAGCCTGTTTACTTATATTTTAACTAATAAAGATTAAGTCCTCATCAATCAGCTGCTCCCAATTAACACGTGGAATATTCTCCAACTGTTTAAGGTTTGCAAAACGCTCACCGCTTAATGACATGCGCAGCTCAACAATACGCTTGGCTGTGGCATAACCTACGCCTGGTAGCCGTTTGGCAATCTGTTCTGCTGGTGCTGAATTCAAATTAAGGCGTGAGTCTTCAATAGGCACAACCGTTGTAGGTAGTTGCTCTTCTGGCTCTAATGCGATCTGAGGAGCTGCAACTTTTGCTAATCGGCCTTTCTCGCGGTCATACGGGACAAGCTGTTCTAAATTTACGTAAGTAATTTGGCCTCCTGCATCCCGAACCATTGCAAATTCTTTATCATGCTTATTGATAAACTCGACAAGCTTTCCTGTTTTTTGATCCTGAAATAAGTTACTCATTACTATACTTACTACACTTCAACATTATAGGCATATAAAAAAAAGAGGCCCCGTAGGACCTCTGTGATTTACTTGTTTAAAGCGATCAAGTACCTTGACCAGCTTCAACAGCGTAAGGGATGTTTACATCATCGTAGCCAGGAGCAGCTGCGGGGATGTAGAAGCAGACTTCAACAATAATTGCTGAAGGAGCATTACGTCCTGCACCAGCGGTATTCTTCAATTCTGCAATGAATGCAGCTGAAGTTGTGATTTCAACGTTAGTTGCAGCTGAGGTGCTGATTGCAGTACCGTCAACAATGTTCTTAAGTGCAGAAGACACACCATCTTCTGGGAAGAACTTATCAGCACCAGCAGTCAATGTTCCACTTGTAGGAGCATTAGAACCGAGAGTCTTAACGACGATGGTGTCAGAAGCAGCATTCGCTTTCACGCCAGGAGCGGAAATAGCGGTGCGATAAACAACAGCGTTCTTAGGGATAACCATAAGCTTATCCTTACGTGGCTTGTCATCCTGACGAAGGTCTGGAGACAGGATCTGAGGCTGGTAATCACCAGCATTCAGAACACCAGCAGTTGTAGTGACACTATCAGTGTCAGGGTTAAGTACGACAGCACCAACGAGGCGGTAGAACTCAACACCGGGGAGGGCCACAACACCCTGATCGCGATATGCGTTCAGTTGTGCGACATAGTTACCTGGAAAAATTACAGTCATGATTAGTTAGCTCCTATCAATATACGAAAGAGTAACCAACCGTGATGAAATCCTTATTCAGGGTTTCAAAACCGGCGAACAGACTCCAAATCATGATGATGAATCGTGAGAAGTCATCATTGTTATTCAGAAGAATCTGAGCGTTATTACCACCGATGCCAACGCCTACAGCTTGAGGACCGAAGAAGATCAGCTGGCTAGCGCTGTAATCAGCGGCACTGCTGCTTTCGTCAGTAACCACAAGGTTGTATGTAGTTTCAGGCAGGTTGGTGGACTCAAACCAACGGACACCCTCGAAGAGGAAGCCAGTAGGCATTACGGGTTGACCAGCAACAAAGCCGGCTTGACCGTAAGCAGGACCCATTCCTTGGTAGAAATTTGCATTGGGTGCCTGGTTGGGCTGCATGGGGTTGATCATGCCTGTGCCGGGATAACGAGCAATCTCGCGGAAGTCGCTGTTCTGGCGCAGATGCATCATCGCCGTGGGGTCCACGATGCAGCGGTAGTAACCATCAGCGAAGGTAGGGACGTTGCGCTTACGCATGTCCTTAACGACTTCGAGAAGGTCAGTGGTGATATCAAACTTGGCTGACTCACCGGCGGCGTAAGTAACACCAAGGGTGCCACCAGTACCACCTTTGCCTTTACCACCGGGAAGGTAGTAACCACCTTGCTCTTTTGATGCTTGACCAGCTGCTTCTGCTTTAAGCAGTTCGTTAGCAAACACGCGATCACGCCAACGGCGGTAATCATCCAAAAGGGTCAAGCTTCCAATCGACTGGTGGAAGACATTGAGGTTGCCTGTATCAAGCAGCAGACGCTGTGCAGTGATCAGGGTTTCGCGAGCAACCTTGAAGGTAGAGGGCTGTGCACTGTCGCGGGTATCGGCTGGGCCGGTGTACTCACGCAGGGTGACAAGCACCTTGTCCTTAACAATGTTGCGAGCTGAAGCGGTACCGAGGGTTTGATCGGCTGTACGCTCACGGGACTCCTTAGTACCAGGCTTACCCCAGAAGCGGTAACGATCAAGCTGTACGGTCTGGCCGGGTTGCTTAGAAAAATCGTGTACAACTACTGGCTCAACTGCCATCTCAATGATGTAGGCAGGATGAGGACGGTAAAGTTCTGCACCAAGAAGTTTGGGAAAGTCATTATCAATCCACATAGGATCGTAACTCCAAACTAATAGTTATATAAGTGACTTCGACGTAGCCACATATTTAGATATTAGTATTTATTGTTAGTATTTATAGAGTAAACCCCA